GTGGACTTTAAACAATCATTTGAACCAGGCGCATGAGTGTAGATACTGAAACAATTCAAAAGGAAATCGTCAAGCTATCTCCTGATACGCTTGTCGAACTTTATATTTTAGACGCTTCGGATATAGATGGCGATGTCGTCTATTTCCACGCAGGAACCAACAATAATTTGCAGCCAATTACTTTTAAGGGCGACATTTACCAACCGCTTCCCGTAGAAGTTGAAGGATTTGTCTTTAACGGTAAAGGTGAGATGCCCCGCCCCAAAGTTAAAGTTGCTAATTTGGATGGAGGCATTTCTGCTTTGTGTCTCGCTTATCAAGACATGATTGGAACCAAGTTCATCAGGCGCAGAACCTTTGCCCGTTTCTTAGACGGTGGAGATAGAGAGAACGACTTGGCGCAACTTCCCGACGATGTTTTTTATGTCGAGCGGAAAGTTTCTGAAACAAAAGAAGTTGTCGAATTTGAGCTTTCTTCCCCTTTGGATGTTGACGGGGTGATGCTCCCTCGCCGCCAGTTTATGACAAATCAGTGTGGCTGGAAGTATCGTTCCGCAGAATGTTCTTTTGCTGGTGACTACCTAGTAGCCGATGACACAGATGCTGCTATGACGGGAACTAATCGCGGGGAATGGAACGAGTTAGCACAGTATAACACCAACGACTTCGTTTGGCGGTATGTTAGAGGGCGCAGATTTTACTATCTCGCTTTGATAGACAACATTGTAGGGGAGTTGATGCGCCCACCTAGAGCAGGTATCTGGAAACAGGAAGTTTGTTCCAAAAGACTCACAGGGTGCAAACTTCGCTACGGCCAAAATGCAGAATACCCTTTTGGTGGCTTTCCTGCCATCCGCAAAGCTAACGGTTAAACTATGAACACCGATTATCAATCTTTGGTTAAATGCTATGCCCTTGCAGAAGCTCCTAGAGAATGTTGCGGCTATATCTTAGCACAAGGCGACCGCTTTGAAGTAAGACCTTGCCATAATGTTTCTCAATTTCCAGAGGCATACTTTCAGATGGATGCCGCAGAGTTTTTAGGGATTAAAACGCACTACAAGATTCATGCTGTCTATCACAGTCACCCCACGACTTCGGTAGAATTTTCAGAAGCCGATAAAAGAGTTGCCGAGGAAACCCTTATTCCTATCTTGGTCTATTCGATTCCTGATGACGCTTTTGCTTACTACACCCCCACAGGGCATTGTGCGCCCGTAGAAGGGCGGCTTTTTGTGCCTCTCGTGTTTGACTGCGTAAACCTTGTTAGAGACTATTTGAAGCAAGAAACAGGTGTCAATATCGGAGACTTACGCCGAGATTTATCAACCATTCAGTTAGGCACAGACCAGATGAAAGCCTACTGTGAAACCAACGGGTTTGAGATCGTCACAGGGCATCCTTTGAAGAAGTATGACATTGTAGTAATGCAGCTAGGCAGAGTCGAGCTTCCCAATCATGTCGCTGTCTATATTGGCGGGGGACAAATAATTCACCAAGTCATTCACAGAGCCTCTACGACCGATGTTTATGGCGGCTATTGGGAAAAACATACCGTTGCAATTTTAAGAAATAAGGTAATATCAGGGAAGGAGACAAAACAATGAGAGTAGATATTCGCTTGCATGGAAAATTGGGGAAAGAAATAGGAGAACACTGGCAACTTTATGTCAACTCCGTGGGAGAGGCTATGCGTGGCATAGAAGCCAATAGCAAGAAGTTGTTCCAATACTTTTACGAGTGCGAAAAAGATGGAGTTGAATACCGCGTGCTAATTAACGGGCGTGACCATACGGACGACTCCGATCTAGTTGTTAGCCGCAAAACTTTGAGAGAAATAGACATTGTTCCTGTTCCCGCAGGAGCGGGCGGCGGTAACGGTGGAATGTTTAAAATGATTATCGGGCTTTTTCTCGTCATTGTAGCTTCCGTAGTCACTTTTGGCGTAGCCGCTCCAGGTGCCATCGTAGGTTTTGCCTCCTTCTTTGCCACAATGGGAACTGTTTTTGCTATGAAAGCTGTTTTCATGTTTGGTGCAGCTTTGCTGCTTGGTGGACTTTTTGAGCTTGTGTCAGGCTCACCAAAAAGTTCAAACGGAGGTAACAACGATATGGGTAGTGGTGAATCGGAGAAAGCCGAGCTTGCGCCTTCTTATCTTTTCGGAGGAGCCGTGAATACCGCCAATCAGGGCAACCCTATTCCTATTGGGTATGGGCGGCTCCGTATTGGTAGCCAAGTTATCGCAGCAGGAGTTCGTTCAACGGCCATCCCTGTTTAATTTAGACCTAAATTATGGAAGAGTATAACGAAAGTCTCGCACCACAGCTAAACGACTTAATAGGGGCGGGCGGTGGTTGTTTCCACGAAAACACGCCAGTCTATACGCTCAAAGGCTACCGCCCTATCTGCCAGCTACAAGCAGGTGACGCCATTTACAGCTTCAACGAGTTTGGCAAAATAGAAGAGGATGAAATTGAGCAAGTTCTTGTCCACCCTAACCAAGCTTTAGGTTTGTTCAGATTTTGGGGCGGTAAAGTCTTAGTCACACCTATCCACTGGTTTTTGTCTGACCGCAACTCCTTCAAAGAAGCCCAAGCCTTTGATGTTCACCGCTGCGTAATGGATGTCGAAGGTGGCTTACGCTCGTTCCACTCATACACGCCTAATGTTGAAGAAGGTGTAACCGTCTATAACCTCATCGTAAAGAAGAACCATACCTACATCGCAGGTGGTTTGAGAGTCCATAACGGCGGTGGAGGAGGTGGAGGAGGTAAAGGCTGTTTCAGTTTTGATACTCTCATTGAAACCCCAATGGGAGATGTGCCTATTTCTTCTTTGAAGAAAGGAGATAAAGTTTTTAGCTTCGATGAAAAAGAGAACAAACATATAGACTTCGTGGATGAAGTTTTAGTCCACGAAAACGAAGTTTTGGGGCAGTTTGAGTTTAACGGTGGCAAAGTCCTCGTGACTCCTATCCACTGGATGCTATCGCACAACAACTCCTTTACCGAAGCCCAAGGATTTAGCTCTAAACTTTCTGTCGTTAATGCGAAAGGGTATTTACAAGCCTTTCAGCACTATACCCTTATAGAAGGTCGGCATACTGTCTATAACCTTTTAATTAAGAAAAACCACACCTTCATTGCGGGTGGGCTAAGAGTCCACAACGGAGGAGGAGGCGGCGGGGGCGGTAAAAGCGGTGGCAATGATGGCGGTATGTCTTCGGCTAGGGAAGTCCACGAAGACCCCGAAAGTTTGCGGTCAAGGTCTTACGCACGAGTAATTGATGCTTTGTGCGAAGGGGAGATTGAGGGGCTTGTAGATACTTACGGCACAGTCCAGTCAGGAACAAATGTCGCTAAAGGTGTCTATGTTGACGGCGTTCCTCTGATGGGGTCAGACGGAGTTTGGAACTACGCAGATGTGCTTATTGATTACCGCACAGGAACCCAAGATCAATCCGCTTTTGCAGGAGTTGTAGGAACTGAATCCACCACTAATTTAGGCTCTCGTTTAAGGACTCCCGCAGGAGGAGCCGTCCCACTCTACTATGCGTGTATCAACCCCGAAGTAGATGAAGTGGAGTTTGGAATTAGAGTCGCTTCGTTAGTTCGCCAAGACAAAACGACGGGCGATTTATTTGGGTCAGAAGTTTCTTGGCAAGTTGACTATAGGATTAACCAACAAGTTTGGCTTCCTGCGTTTACTTCTACCGTGTCGGGCAAGACTTCTTCGGCCTATATGCACTCCCAAACCTTTGCCATCCCTAAAGGAGGCATTATTGGCGGTATCAGCTTGATAGAGTTTAGGCTGACGCGTATTACGCCTGACTCAACTTCAAGCTCTTTGCAGAATGAAACTTATTGGGATTATGTAACCGAGCGGATAAACGCAAAGTTTAAATATCCCAATACCGCAATGGTTGGTATTCAAATCAACGCCGAGCAATTCGCTTCTATTCCATCGAGGGCGTTTGACTGCAAGCTTTTGAAAATTAAAGTTCCTACCAATTATGACCCTAGCTCTCGTGCTTATACAGGCATTTGGGACGGCTCTTTTAAAGTAGTGTGGTCAGACAACCCCGCTTGGTGTTTTTATGACCTCGTAACTAACTCCCGCTACGGGCTAGGCGATTATTTTCCCGCAGACACTTTAGACAAGTGGACGCTCTACACAATAGGGCAATACTGCGACGAATTAGTTCCTAGCGGCTACGGTGGAAACTTTGAACCCCGATTCACTTGTAACCTTTATCTTCAAACGAGAGAGGAAGCTTACAAAGTTGCAACGGATATGGCTTCCATTTTTAGGGCGATGCTTTATTGGGGAAACAATACCTTAATTCCATCCCAAGATCGCCCAAAACAGCCCCTTGTCCACTTCCACGCCGCCAATGTTAAAGACGGACGGTTTAGCTACACAGGGTCAGCCAAACGCGCTAGGCACACTTGCGCCCTCGTTGCGTGGAACAACCCCATCACAGGCTACGCTCGTGAAATCGAATATGTAGAAGATGTTGACGGTATTAACCGTTTTGGGGTGCGAGAGGTCGAAGTAGCCGCTTTCGGTTGCACCTCTAGGGGACAAGCACACCGTTTAGGAAAGTGGATTCTATACACTGAACGAAAAGAGTCTGACTTGATTACCTTCCGTGCTGGTATGGAAGGGATGTTTTTGAGACCTGGTGACTTGTTCAAGGTTAGTGACTCTTTCCGTGCGGGAGTGATTAACGGCGGGCGTATAATGGGTATTGCCAGTGATCGCCTAAGTATCACTTTAGACCGCCCTTTGCCTTTAGTGGCAGGAGCCACTTACACTCTTCATGTTCAATGCCCACAGGCGTTTGTCCCTTATGATGTCCCTTTGACCGATTCAACTCAAGCGGAACTCCGTAGGACAGCACAGATCGTCACGCGAACAGTTTTGACTCCTTCCCAAGAGGGAACTTACATCCTAGCCTTTGCGGAAGCGTTGCCTTCTAATGCCGATGTCGGAATGATATGGACAGTAGAAAGCAGCGAAATTTCAGCACAGTTGTTTAGAACGCTCACGGTAGAAGAAATTGCCGCTCACGAGTTTGAAGTCACAGGGATGCAATATGACCTCAATAAATTTGCGGAAATTGAGCAAAACATCGTATTTGACCCTTCCCCTATCTCGGTGTTGCCAAATCAACTCCTAGCCCCTGAGCCGCCCACTAATTTAGCCGTTGTTCAACGCATTGAAACCTCTTTATTCGCCCCTACAAAGCTTTTGTTAGATATTACATGGGACAGGGTAGATAATCCGCTCGTTTCGGGCTATCTGGTTTATGTCAAACGAACAGGAGATAACCGCCGAGTCTTGGGAGAGTATCAGGACAACTCGGCTATTTATGAAGTCACGCAGCCCGGTGAATACACGGTGGAAGTTCAAGCCGTCACCCGTTTTGGTAAGCGGTCTAAAAGCATTTATTTGACGACTACCGTAGCCAACCAAAATCCCGCCCTCGCCCCTTCGGTGACTCACTTAGAAATCTACGGGCAAGGGAATGATACAGAGTTTTTAACAAGAGATGTCCGTTTTACTTGGATGCTTTATTCTCCCTCTTTTGGAGAAGACTTGACAGTGAACCCCCTTTCAATGGGAAAGAAAGACCCCTACTTTTCGCACTTCATTATCCTTGTTCGAGACTCTACTAGCGGGGTTGTAGTTAGAACTGTCGCTTGCGATGTTTCGGAATACACTTATTCTTTCACAGACAATTTTTCAGACCCTTCGGGGCCTCGTAGGTCTTTCATCTTTGAAGTGTATGCCGTAGATATTTTTGGGGCTTGGTTAAACCCTGCCACGATTACCGTTGCCAACCCACCCCCTGCTTTGCCGCAGTTTGTGGAGCTTTCTTCCTTTGCAGGAAACATCGTTTTTAAATGCGCCCAAACTCCTAACGTGGACTTTAAAGGTTACTTGGTTTGGATTAGTTCTTCTAGCGGTTTTGACACGCAGCTTCTTCTTCCCGCTTATGAGGGAGCCAACAACCCCGCTTTAATCCCGATAACGGACGAAGCCGTTTACTACATCCGCTTTGCCGAGTTTGATGTTTTTGGAAAAACCGATCTCATTATTTCGGATGAAGTGAGCCTGTATGCTTCTTTTCGCTTAAACCCCTTCCCACCCGCTTACCCCAAGAATTTAGCTCTAAATTCTTTGTTGGTGTCCCTTGTTGGAGTGCCTCCCTACGCCGCCATTACCGCCACATGGGATGCGAACACAGAATCCGATTTATCCGTTTATGAAGTTTCCGTTTCTGACAACGGGGGCATTTCTTGGATAAACACCGTAGTTCAAACGCCCACTTACACCTTTGAGGGAACCCCAGGACTCACTTATCGGGTTCAAGTGAGAGCGACCAACACTTCGGGCGTAACTAGCCCTTACTGTCCCTATTTGGACATCATAGCGACTCCCGATGCCGAATCCCCTGATAGCATAACGGGATTGACTTCGGCGACTTCTTTCAATCAAATCTTCTTGAGTTGGACAAATCCTACCGCCAATGATTTTCGGTCAGTCGAAGTTTGGGAAGCCTCCGCTGACGACTTTACGCAAGCCGTCTTAAAAGCAGACACTTCTAGCGGCTACTTTACGATGCCCGCCCTCACGGACTCGACTCATTATTTTTGGCTCATCGCAAAGGACTTTTCTGCCAACGAGTCTGCGCCCGTAGCGAGCGGGGCTATCGTGACGGGCAAAATCGAGAATAAGGATTTGAGCGACTTTGCAATTAACGCTTCCAAGATGTTCACGAGAGCGATTGTCTTGGACGGAGATAGCTGGACAAACCGCTCGCCCGACCCTTCTTCTGTTTCGTGGAATGACCACTCGGTTTATTATGCGGGAGTCAAGTATGACATCCCTGCCGCCTCGACTTCGGATAAATATATCTGGTGGAGCTTATCTGACGGGCTTTATCACACAGATAACGCTTATCCTGTTTTGGGCGATAACGAGTTCATGGTAGCTACGAATGTTGACGGCTATTATGACCTAGCATGGAACGCGCTCGCTAATGCTGTTATCGGAAGTGCCTACATTCAAGACGCGGCGATCAACAACGCCAAAATTGCCGACCTTGCCGTAGATGCTGCCAAGATTGCAGATTTGGCGGTTACGACAGCCAAGATTGATGACTTAGCTGTAACAGATGCCAAAGTAGAAAGTCTTTCTGCTTCCAAGATTGTGATTGCGGGAACAACTACGCTCGCCGATTGGAGACACGGAGCCGACTTAACCAAGATAGACGGCGGGAC